TCATATTCTTGCTCTAAAATTATCATAATCAATACCTCTTGTAATAAGTATACACCACTGACAGAATAATGCAACAAGAAAAGACCCGTACCCCATGTTCGGAAATGGCCTGGCCGTGTGTGTGTAACCCTCTCTAATACGCTCGCACTAAAATGAGACCTTTTGCATTGCCTCGCTTTTTCCTTACCTGTTAGCCTTACCTTCCTTATGTAGCCTTGCCTACTTTACGTAAGCCAGGCTTGCTTTCTTAGCTGTACCTATGCTATTATATCCACATGGATGACACACCTGATCAGACCGCCTTGCCTGACCTGTATAATCGCCTGAACAACTTTGACCACCGGCTGAATGCGCCTTCCAGGATAGAAGACCCGGAAGACCTGCTGACTGAAGTTACGCCGGCACAGCGGGAGCGCCTTATTTACATGGTTGATGATGCGCTCGACACGTTAGAAGGCAATCTGACAGCTGGCACAGCGGAAATTAAGCAAAGGGCTGCAGAAAATGTTCTTGATCGGGCCGGCTTAACCAAGAGAACCAAAGATCTGACGCCACAGAGTGCGGCAGATATTCCGGCTGAAGCCCTTCTTAGCGTCATACAGGGCCTTGCAACGATGTTCGGGGCAAAACAGCCCGCCATGAAGCATGCGATGCCGTCTGGACCCCCTCAGCAACAGCACATGGCAATTGAAGAGGCTACTGCTGAAGCAGACATAGTGCAAAAGCCTAAATCAATGATACCAAAGGCCCTGATGGACCGCTATAAGGATGGCAAGTGATGCGTGCAATACCTATGAATGATGCTGCGAACGAAAAAGAAGCCTTTGATATTGAAATAAAGGAAACTGCCTTGCCTGAAAGGCCAAGGTCCAAGGCAAAGTCTAAGGATAAAGAGGCCTTAGATACAGCGCCTAAACCTATCTTACTTAATAATCTGCCATTTCCCAAAGAACAGGCAACTGCAAAGAGCCTAAGTGATGCCTGATAAGCCTAACAAAGCTAAAGTACCGTTTGATATTTGTCCTCATCCGTTAGCGCCGCTCTTTAATGATAAGAAAGATGCCAAGCTTGTTATTGAGCATTTGATAGGCGAAATGACTGGCAATATGGCTAATACAGCAGAGCTCAGAGAGTACCTGAGGCAAGCAAGCTATGTTAGTTTATGGTTCTTCTTAAAGTATATAGCTGGGTTTTCCGGTCCTTATGATAAGATCGATGATGGTTTGCATTTAGAGATGGCCAACTGGCGCCAGAGCCCTGCATGCATGAGACCAGGGGCAAGAGGTGCCGGCTTTGTTCCCAGAAGTTACTATAAAAGTACGATATGGACCCATGGTGCTAACAGTTGGGAGATCTATAGAGATCCTGACATACGGATCAGACTGGAAAGTAATATTTTTGGTAAGGCCCAGGAGTTCCTGGCTGCCATAAAGAATACGTTTGAGAACAATGAGCTTCTTGGTTGGATAGCGCCTGAGTATATGGTGCCACAGGGATGGCAACAGAGCGGTAATTGGTCTGCTGACAGGATCGTAATGCCCAACAGGAATAAGTTCTTGCCTGATGCTACGGTTAAGATTGGGTCCAGTAGTGGTGCTTCTGAGGGAGGCCATGTGGATCTGTACAATAGTGATGACCCAGTCGGACAGGATGATCTTGATAGCATGAGGAATAGTTCTGTTGAGATGATGCGTAAGAAGAGGCGGTTTATCAATAATAAGACTACGCTATTGGATGAAGCTGAAACCGATAGGGTTGTGCTGGTAGGAACACGGTACAGCCTGGATGACATTTATGATGTGGCTGTGAGTAACGCTTATGAGTTCAAAGGGTTTGTGGTACCGGAGTTTCAGGTACGGGAAGATGGCGAATGGTCTATTTATAATAGGCTGGGCGAGGAAAACGGCGTATTTATAAATCCAAAGAAGCTGAATAAGAGGATACTTGATCAGGCCATGGAAGATGATATGTGGTTTGCTATGACGCAGTTGATCAATTATCCGCAAAAGGCTGGCCTGGTAGAGTTCCATGAACTGCCACCGAAGTTCGCAATGATCGCATGGTCTGATGAATACAATGATTATATGATTAAGTATGAAGGCAGTAGCAATTTCGGGGAAGCTGATAATTTGGTACTGTTACAGGATTGTGATGTAGTTATGTCAGTGGACCCTGCAGGTACTGATAGTGGGATAAAGGCTACGACCAGTAGGTCCAGTATAGGAATATGGGCACGGGACAATATGGATAGGGTAACACGGATATTTAGTTCTGTTGGTTACTATAATACTAATACGTTGTTTAATGAAATCTTTCGAGGCCATACGTTGTATCCTGGACGGGTGAGAGCAACATATGTTGAGACTAATGCAATGCAGAAGATCTTGCTGCCATTGCTGAGAGAAAAGCAGGAAGAAATGCATGCGTACATTAATCCGCAGCCGCTACCGGCAAGCGGTGATAAGGTTGCGAGGATCAGGAATGCAGTAGGGTTCCAGCTCAGTAGAGGAAAGTTGTTTCTGGTGAGGCAATACAGTAGAGAGTTCTTAGAAGAGCATGCGGTGTTCCCAATGAATCAATATAAGATGGACGTATTGGATGAGAGTGAAAAGGGTATAACGGCAACGGTTACGCCGCTTAGGCAATCGGATATTGCATTGATGGACCGGATGGAAGAAGAGCAGGAACTTTCAGCTATGGAGAATGTCTTTGGGTATTAGGGAGGTAAAAGATGAGTGACGATGTTGTGGAATATGTTGTGCAGGAAGAAGAAGAACAGATGAATGAGGCAAGCTCTGTTGAGGTAATTAGCGATAAGGATGAGCTGCAGGAAGTAGTGCAGGGCTTATGTGAAGATTACGGAGAAGCCAAGAGTGCACGGGCAGAGAAAGAAAGAACATGGGCTAAGTGGAGACGGCAGCTTGAAGCACGGCCAAGCCAGAGGACCAAGGATACGCCATATCCTAATGCGAGTAATGTTGTGCCGCCATTGAGTCAGATCGTTGGGCAGGCGCTGTATGGGCACCTGAAGGAAATGTACGATAAGGTTGATCCTCCATGGTACGTTAAGCCCCTGAGAGAAGGCGATAGAGAGCTTATTGAAGAGGCTGAAGTAATAACGAAGCACTTTAATATTATTAGTAAGAGCCGGCTGGATCTAAACTTTTCGGAGTTTAAGAGGGACTTCTTTAATGAGGTTGCTGTAATGGGTACCTGCTTTGTTAAGGTTCCGTGGACCACAAAAGACTGGCACTTTAAGACCTATACAGATAGCATTGAGACTGAGGTTAATGCTTTGATGCATGACGGTCCTGAGGTACTGGCTATTCCGATTGAGGATATTGTGTATCCGGAGAATTGGAAGGATATACAGAAGATGCCATGGATTGCCCATGATGTGCCAAAGGCTCTATATGAATTGCAGGACTTGGCGCAAGCAGGTATCTATGATCAGGACGCAGTTGATCTAATTGTTAAGCATGCTGAGTATGGGAGTACAACGGTACGGCAGGAAAATGAAGATGAGATCCGAGGGGCAAGGCCTGCAAGGGATGACGAGCTGACGCTTACGGAGTTCTATTTTTATTATGATGCTGACAAGGATGGCCGGCATGAGGACCTGATCTTTACGATTCATGTTCCGACAGGAACTGTTCTGAGGCAAGGGTATAACGTGTTTGGGTATCGGATGCTTGCAGCAGGTACATTCATTGATCGGACGTTTATGCTGGAAGGCCGTGGCTCTGGGCAGACTACGGAGTTTTTGCAGGATGAAGTAGAGGGTATTCATAATGTAAGAAATGATAATATGAAGTTTGCCAACATGCGTCTGGTTGCTGCTAAGCGTGGATCTATCAGGGAGAACGAAAAGTTTTATCCTGGGAAGATCTTTCTGACTGATAACCCAAAGGAAGACATTGTTCCAATTCAGTTGGGTGAGGTTTATCCGAGCAGTTTGCAAGCTGAGAATACCACGATGAATTATGCGAGAGAAGCCAGCGGAATGAGTAGCATAATGGGCGGCTTTGCGGATCCGACACTTGGTAGTAGAGATACTGCAAAAGGCCAGGGTATGCGGCTCAGCAGGGGCCAGGGCCTGTTTGCCAGTATTGCTGAAGGAATGAATGAGGTATTCGGGAAGATAGGGATGATGATCTTCTTTCAGCTTGTGCATAACAAGGGGCGTGTTATTGCTAATGAGCGGAAGTCCATGAGGATGACCGAGAAAGAGATTGATGTGCTGGAAAAGGTGCTGAGTAGACCCTTGGAAGATGTCCCGCTGAAGATGGCCTTTAATATACGGACCAGTGATATTGATCAAACGTTTGAGGCTAAGAGGCAAAACATGCTGAGTCTGACGCAGCTGTTTAGCCAGTATGCTATGCAGACCACGCCGCTTGCCATGCAGTTGTTTGGGCCCGAAGGCCAGAAGATCCAGCAGGTTGCGCCGGATGCCTATGCGCACATGTTGAGTATTTATACTGGTTCAACACGGATGATGAGTGAAGTGTTTAAGTTCTTTGGGGAAGAAGATCCGACCAGGTACGTGCCTGATATTCGGAAGTACGAAATGCTGCAGGACATGATAAGGAATATGACTACACAGCTTGTAGAGAGTTCTGGGCAGATGCAGCAGCAAGGGCAAGGGCAAGGCCCAGAACCTATAGGTACAGAGGATATTGGATTTGATGAGTATGCCGGAGTAGACGAAGAAGAAGATCTTAATGGAGCAGAAGATCCTAATGCTGGAGGAATGATGTGAGCAGAACAGTAGATATTGGGTATCAAGAAGATGCCGCAGGGCAGGGTACGCCGGATAAGGAGCACGTAACCGAAGAGCAGAAGCTTGTTATGGCGCAGGTAGAAGAGGTCTTAAATATGCCTGGGTGGGCTGTAATGCATAGTCTTATAATGGACAAGATTGAGCAATCGCAACGGAAGCTCAATGCGTTCAGCAGTACGGCAGATGAGGTACGGTTTCATCAGGGCGTAGTGGACGGGCTTCTTACTGTGAGGAGTACGTTTATACAGTTAGCCAAGGAGGAAGGATATGTTGGATAAAATTATTGATGGGTTGTTTATGCGGTTGGCCCCTGATGGAGTGCCGGATATGGGCGGGTTCGATGCTGGTGATGGGCAGGACGAGACTGAGATCATTACGTTAGGTCCTGGAGAAGAGGCCCCTGCTGATGAGCCTGAAGAGAACGATAATGTGGTACTTAGCAGGGAAGAGTTTGCAAAGCTGCAGAAAGGAACTGATAGTACGAGCGCCTTGCTGGAAGGTCTTAAGGGCCTTGAGAAGACGTTGCAAGGACCTGGAAAGCAGGAGCCCATAAACTTAGAGCAAAAGGCTGGAGAGACAGATGAGCAGTTTGAGACACGGCTTGAAAAAGAACTGTGGGCAGAAGGCAAGAGTGCTACAGCAATAAAGGATGCGATACAGCGGTATGGCAGCGGTACTAAGGTCAATCAACTTATGGGTGTGATTAGTCATCAGAATAAAGAAATTATTAAGTTGCATCCGCAGAAGGGCAAGATGTTTGAGAAGTATGAGGGAGAGATCGATGAGTTTGTGAAGAAGTTGCCGGCTGATCAGCAGAACCATCCGCAAGTATGGGATTATGCGCTGCAGCAGGTGAAGGCTGTGCATGCTGATGATATCCAGAGTGAGACTGTGGCAGAGCTTGTAGCCAAGCAGGTTGCTGAGCAACTTGAGGCTCTGGGCATTGATCCTGTAAAAGCTGGAAATGGTAAAGAACGGCAACCAATGTACATGGAAGGTGGAAGGTCTGGGGCTAAGCCTACAAGTGGAAAGGGTAAGAAGGTTTTTGTGACGTCTGAAGACAAAAGAAAGGCTGATGAGAGTGGTGTTCCGGTAGAACAGTATTTACGGAAGATCGGAAAAATCCGGTAAAGGAGTGAAGGATGGCTAAGATGCAAGCAGAAGAAGTTACGGTAACGGGGCAAGATGAGCAAGGCTATGTTGAGAAGGTGGTAAAAAAGGCGAAGGTGTTCAAGACAAGCATTGAGACTTCGTTTGAAGAAGTAGTAAGCTCAATAGAGAAAGGGATGGAGATCGTCTGGTATAAGGAAGATCTGCCTGACCTGTCGGATGATGAGCTTGCTAAGCTGCCCTACAAGGTAGGGAAAGCGTACAGTGATGCGCTTGCTGCAAGAAAAGAAGAAGAGCGCAAGGCACTTGGTAAGGTGCAGACGTTTGATATTCTGGGTGGCAATGCGCTGAATAAGTTGAAGCTGCGGAAGAGACGTGGCTATCATCAGACGTGGAAGAGACCTGATGAGTTCGATGAGGCCCAGGATAATGGGTACGTTGTTATTCGTAAAAGTAAAGATGGCGATAAGGTAGGGTACGAAAAGGGTGATATTATGAAGATCGGCCTTGAGAGCGACCCGGAACTTATTGCTATGGAGATTAGGCAGGATGTCTATAATGGGCATATTCAGGCTGTCAGTCTCAAGAGTCGGCGAGCATACACAAACATGAAAGAGGGTTTTGCGTCGTCGATTGAAAATGTGAACCGAGCATTGCCGAAAGGCAGTGAGAGGGTAACCGTCGTCGATGACGAAGGTGATGTCGGAAAAAGAGCGTAGTTTGCGCACCCGGCATTAATATTTTTTGGAGGTAGCGTATGGATACGTTAAATCCTTTCTCGCTAAGATACCATAATAGGGATGGCGGGAGTGCGGCTGCTCCGGTACGCAGAGTTCCTGTAGGGGCGCAAGGTGATACTATTTCTACTGGAGATCCTGTTCAGGTAGAAGCTGGTGTTGCGGCTAATTATACTGCTGGTGATGGTGTGTTCGGTGTAGCATTGTATGACTTCCCGGATTATGTGGCCAGTGGAACGAAAGATCGTCCTGAGCTGAATCTGCCGTTGATTTATCCTATTGAGGGTGAGAACAACGTGTACAAGGTGCAGGCAAAGTATCTTGAGAGTGATGTTGCAATTGCTGTAACGGCTGCAAATACTCTTGGTAATACTTTTAATCTTGCAGGGGCAACCGGTGTGATGTATTTGGATGTAAGTGCAGCTGGTGCTGACTTTCTCGTTATTGACATACTAAGTGATGTGAGCGAATGGGGAGACCTGTATCCTATAGTGCTCGTTAAGTGTGTTAATTCTCAAGACGTAGATCCGTCGTAAGGGGGGAATAAGTTATGCCAATGACTACTGGTGGATTTGCTAATCTACTTACGAAGGATTTTGAAAAAATCTTCTTTGATGAGTACATGAGGCAACCTGAAGAGTATAAGGGTTTAGCCAAGATGTCGAATGAAAGCACTCATTATGTGCGGGAAGGAGACATGTATGGTCTTGGAGCAATGCAGGAAATGCATGAGGCTCAGGCTGTGCCGTTTGAGCGGTTTGAAGAAGGCAACGAGAAGACGGTATATTTTACCAATTTCGGCCTTGGCGTTCAGTTCAGTCGGAATATGTACGAGGATGACCTTACTGGTCATATGAAAAAAGGTATTGCTGAACTCGGAAAGAGTGCTGCATACACAAGGGACCTGAAGTTCTGGGATCTGCTTAACAGTTCCGAACTTCCTGCTGCACGGGTAGGACTTGATGGGCTTGAGCTTGCAAGTGCTATACACCCTGTAGAAGGTGTGCCTGGTGATACGCTCAGTAATATCGTTGATAGTTCGTTGAGCAAGACAAGTCTGCAGGGCGCCATAGATCTTATGGAAGGGCTGACTAACGAGAAGGGTATCCCGATTGTTATGAAACCAAGTGTGCTGTGGATACCGTATCAGCTGAAGTGGATGGCGAAGGAACTAATGCTCAGTGAGTATGATCCTGAAAGTGCTAACAATGCTGTTAATAGCTTGCAGGGTGAGGGCCTTAGCTATAAGGTTAGTCATTATTTGACTGATGCGAATGCTGCATATCTTACCAGTAAGGACCACGACTTAAGGTTCATGTGGCGTCGGTCTGCTGAGTTCAAGGGGAATGATGACTACAATACTGACAATGCTATGTTCAAGGGGACTATGCGTTTTCAGACTTCGTTCTTCCACTGGCGGGGCGTTGTTAAGATAACTGGAGGCTGATTATGGCATTAACGTGGGACAAAGTTACATGGTTCCCTAATGGTACGAATCAGGGCTTCCTGTTAGGTATCGGTGCTGCTGCCGGAGACGTTACTGTTTCTGGTATAGGCACTGATGATCAGATTGCTTCAGTGTATGCTGTAGAGTTTGGTGCTGGTGTTCCGAGTGCTGTACATGGGCTCACGAGTGAGTTCACTATTACGGCTGCGGATACGATCAACAACGTTGGTGGAACCAGTACAGCAAATATGCTTGTTCTTGTTCAGGTTGTGCTTGGGTATAGGACAGGCGATAACTACACCATGTGAGGCTTGTGATTCAATGCGTAGGTAAAACAGGGGGGCCTTCTTAGGCCTCCCTTTTTGTTATCAGAGGTTTATAGATGAGCGTAGGCGACAGAGAAGTAACCAAGGTTGAACGGTGGGTAAGGAACGCTGCTGGAGAGCTTGTGTTAATGCAAGTGGATCAGCCGAGTGATGCTGTTGCGCCAGGCCGTATAGGGCAAAGAAGCTATAGGTGTGTGATCTGTGGCTTTACGTATAAGGAACATGATACAGTTATGTTTAGGGGCAAGCCGTATGGCAGGCCGTGCGGGTGCTACAAAGACATTAGTAGCATATTACGAAGTGAACACAGCGCCCGGAGAAGAACAGCAAACGAGGGGAGAAAATAATGGCAGTAACTACATTTCCTAATGGAGTAGCGCATAGTGCAGCAGGGGATGCTACAGAAACCAGGGCATTTATAGGGAAGCTTATCTGGGCCGGGAGCTCGACGGCAGGTGATGATCTTGTTGTGAAAGACGGTAGAGGTAATGTTATTCTTGAGCTTAAGTCTAATGGCTTGCAACATCAGGCTGTTGAGTACCCGTTTGGTAGAGGCATTGTCCCTGGCTTTGAAACTGATGTGCTGGATGCTGGAGAAGTCGGCTACATTTACGACTGATAGGTCAGGAGATGACTATTGTAACAGCACAATTTAATGGCCATGGCTGTAAAGGGTACGATGAACTTGTGCGGGTTTTTAGGGATAGTGTTGCTGAGCATATGCCTGAGGCTCGGTATGAGGAACTACTTATGGAAGCTCCTGATAAGGTTGCCGGCCTTGGCTATGCGCAGACCGCTAATACAGCAAAGCTGAAGGAGTGGGTGAAGTTCTTAGAGCAGTGTGATGATGATGTCATATTAGCTGACTGCGATATGCTTATGTTGCAGTCTGCTGCGCATGCCTTTGATAAGGATTTTGATGTAGCGTTTACGGTAAGGACACATGGCCATGCGAGTATTCCAGTTAATAATGGAATAATGATGGTTCGGAATACTCAAGCAGGTAAAGACTTTTTTAGAATACTCTTAGAAGTAAATGATAGAATGTATTATGAAGATGCAGCATTTAAGCACGAATGGCAGGCAAAGTATCCTGGGATGAACCAAGCTGCATTTGGTTATGTGTATGAGACAGGGTGTCATGAGGCAAAGATGCATGCGTACCAGACTGTAGAGTGGAATGCTGTGGATGGGGACTGGCCGTACATAACAGATAAGACGGTGTTCCTGCATTTGAAAGGCGCATTACGACGGCAAGTATTAGCAATGAAGCCGGCAGGTGGTCCTATGGCTGCGGCTATGCGATTGTGGTACGAGGCAAGTGGTCGTCCTGAGTTGTGTGAAAGTGGCCTTCCGTACGCTGGTAATAAGTGTAGAAGAATGCTCTTGTTGCAGAAGAAACTTATATATAAGAGAGATAGGAGTAACCATGTATCCACAAGTACGGTCGCCTAAAGAACTGGCAGATTTTTTGCGGGATTGGGAAGTAAAGTTTGGTGGCCCTCTGCAACGTTCTCGTCAAAAGGTAAGTCCGTTTGATAGTAGAGACAGGGAGCAGCTTTCTAAGGGAAAGATGCGTGGTGGTGAGCGAATGGCGCAGGGTCCGGCTCATAACTATGGTCCTACCTATGCGAAGTATTTGTTTCCTTTTATAGGTAAGAAGGCTGTGCTGGTTGAGATAGGGATATTGGCCGGGACAGGTCTTGCATTGTGGGACAAGGTTTTTCCTGATGGACGTATCGTAGGATTAGATATTGATCTTGGGCACTATAAGAATGAGTACGATAGCTTACTGTATAATGGCGCCTTTCTATATAAAGATCCTGTAGTGGCTGAGTATGATCAACTTGCTGATGTAGATGCGCAAAGAAGGGTTCTCGATACGGTACTTCCAGATAAGATGGCAGACATTATTATTGACGACGGTCTGCACAGTGAACGGGCTATTGTTAATACGGCTGAGGCATGCGTTCCTCTTCTTGCTGATAAGGGCGTATACATTATTGAGGATAATGGTACGGTGCTTGAGGCTGTTAAGAAAGCTGTACCTATACTGAAGTGGGTTGCCATAAAGACATGGAAGAAATGGAATGACTACCTCATTATTGGTCAGCACCATGATAAGTAATAAAGAGCTTACAGAAAAGTTTATGCAGCGTGTAGGCTATAGACCTAATTTTGATAAGCCTACTACTTTTAATGAAAAGATTGGTTATAGAAAATTGTACCAGCATGCAGAAGAGCATGTATGGATGTCTAACAAAATCCTTAGTAAGACTATGGCTCAGAAGAACTGCCCGGAGATTAAGGTTCATCAGGTGTTGTGGTCAGGACATGAGGAGAACATGATTGTTCTTAAGGCTCCGTGTATTGTGAAGACTGCAGCCGGCAGTGGGCAGAACATTGTGGTTGTTGATCCTGTACATTATGCGAGCAGAATGGAAATAATAGGGAAGCTTAAGAAGTATAAGAAGAAACAGTATGGTTATGATAAGGGTGAGTGGGCTTATAGTGAGGTGCCATGGACCGTCTTTACAGAAGAGTACGAAGAGAGAAAGTTCCATGATATTAAGTTCTTTGTGTTCCATGGGAAAGTGCAGGTTGTGAATGTGATGACATATGCTGAAGGGCACAGGATAACAAACTTCTCATACTTTAGACCTGACGGTACGTTCATTGATGTGAAGAATGGCAAAGAGCCTGTAACGGTTAGGGAAGTTCCGCTAAGTGCGGAAGCTTTGGCTAAGGGAGTTAGGCTTGCCGAACAATGTTCTGGAGGTTGTGACTTTGTTAGAGTTGACTTATACTATATAGAGAAGGGAAAAGAATGGTTCTTTGGGGAATACACGTTGTACCCGACAAGCGGAATGTCTAAGTTTATACCTGAAGAGTTTGACAGAGAGCTCGGTGCCTATTGGAGGCTGCCATGAATATTGAGGAAATGATTATTGAAATACATGATCAGCTTGGAAAGCCTACTGACTTACGGCCTTATGCTGATGATGGCGAGACGGTTGATATTGGATCAGCTGGTGCTCAAAAGATCTTGGGGTGGCTGAACAGAGGCTACAGACGTATCCTTACATGGCGCTTAAGGGGCGGTAGGATAGTCCGTTTTGGTACAACTGAGAAGCAGCTCTACTTTAGTAGTGTTGTTGTGGATGGTACTGCTGCTGCAGGAGCTGCACAAAGCATTACGTTCCCGGCTGCAGTAAGTGATATTGCAGACAGATACAAAAAATGGTCTATAAAAATAACTGGTGGTACCGGGGCAGGGCAACGTCGAATAATTGTTGCTTACAGTACTGCACGGGTAGCTACGGTTCATAAGGCATGGGATACAGCGCCTGACGCTACAAGTACTTTTGAGCTTACGAAGAACTTCTCATATTATCTTGATGCTGGGAATGCTATCGTAAGTGATCATATAGCGGTTAATCCTTCGAGTGGGATCATGGCTATTATGAAGATTGTAGATATGAGTACTGGCAGTGTACTTGGCAGAGCTGACAGGACACAGGACTTTACAAAGGTAGAACTTGGTAATGGGGCCCCAAGTGTGTATCAGGACGCTTCTGAAGGCTTATGGTTTAATACTGCTATTCCGGATGAGCGGTATTATGCTGTGCGGTATCATGGCTTTCCTGATGAGCTTGATGCGTTAGACGATGAGCCTGCTATTCCAGTGCAGTTCCATGAAGCTGTTCTGCTATGGGCAATATGGTGGGGCTTGAGAAGAGCCCAGGAGTTTAGTGGTGCATATAGTACTAAAAGGGATCTGGAAGATTTTATGGAAACGGCTGTCCAGCAGTACGATCGTAGTACGGACAGGGAAGATATTAGCCTTTATTTGGAGGAATACTATGGGCCTTCTGTTTAGTTTATTCAATGTTGTTTGGAACAATGCGTTTGAAGATGAGCCGTCAGGAGGGGATAGTCCGAGTTATGGGGATGACGAGATCCGGACATTAAAGGAAGCAGTTAGAGAGCGCTTCGAGAAAGAGCACAAGATGAACCTGACAAGTGGTGTCGCAAGTGCTGACGGGACACATAAGGCAGGAACTGTAAAGGTTTATTATAGTGCTGATGAACCTACGATACAGCCTGATGGAATTACAGCACTTAATGTTAATGACAATGGTCGGATATGGGTTAGGAGTACAGACCTTAGGTTAAGCTTCTATGTGCATCCATCGTGGGTTAGGGCTACTACAAATAATGCGCTGGACAATACATTTACATCTGTAAATACGTTTAATGGGAATCTTCGGATACCAACTTCAGAGCCTGCCAGTTTATCTGATGGCGATATCTGGATTGCATAGGAGTTATGTATGCTTCATATTTATAATGGTGGGACAGAGGATATAAAGTTAATTCCTGGAGATCCGTCCTATGTTGGGGACGTTGATAAGGCTGTTGGTGTATATGAAGATGGGGGAAAGAAATACTGCGGAGCGGATGACCTTGCTGATTCATATTTCGAGACTGACTTTGCAGTTCAGATAGATGGAAGTCCATACTATATAGTAAAAGACAGAGCAAACAAACTTATTTTTGGTTTACAGCACGACATATATGACAATATGTATGGTATTGAATACAGTACTTTAGATTCAGCTCTTAATTTAACAGATAATTCTTTTACACCAGTATTAGCAAACACTGTTATTAATTATGCGTTGTATGGTTACTATCCAGTAAGAACAAAAGAGGGCCATTTAGCTATAGCCTTTTATGGTCGAGTGCTAACTGGTGCAATGGACATTCAGCTCTATATTATAATTCTCGACAAGAATATGGATCTTGTTAGTGTTACAGCTACTGGGGTGTATGGTGATACTCCGGATAGTAATAATACACATGTTTGGTATCTTGGCGGTACAAACATTATGGTAATGGCACGATGGACCGGTATTCCGAGTGCGTGGAAACTATTGAGTTTTGACTATAGTACTGAGACAATTACTGCTTCTATAGATTGGACTCTTTCCTTAAAAGATTCTGTAGCTGATCCTGACTCTGGTGTTCTTCATATATTTCATACTGTCGGTACAGATTTAGAGCTTACTACCTTTGATACTGATTTAACTATCGTAAATAATGTAACATGCCCTATAACATATGCAAACTTTACAATCTCTCATAGCCATATGCTACCTGATGGAAACATATTAGTTTCGTACCTTGATGGGGCATCCCCAATTACAATAAACTTAGCTATTATTGACCCTTCTGACGGAACTAATGTTTCTTTAGAAACAGGGCTAAGTTACAGTACCTCAAACAACTACATTAGAAGTCTCTTTATGTTTGAAGATGGAACATTTTTATGCGATGCTCTTATCCAGCAACCTGATACATCTTATCATATTTATATTATATTGTTTAACGCTGATCTTACAGTAAATGATTATATGATAGCAGCTACTGGTGGCAATACACATCAAACAAGTTTACATGTTTTTTCAAGAGACGTGTTTGTAGTAGTGACACTTGAATCAGGGCCCCCTTATAAATACCTCTGGACAGTATATGATAGAGATTTTACTGTCCTTGGATCTAAGAGTAATAATGATTCATATCTTGAAGGCACTACTGGGGACAGAAACACAGATATGTATCTTGGATTTTATGAATAATGCATAATAATATTGTGCGCTTTAGGGGTGAATTGTGACTGAAGACAGGCGTTACACAGACATGAGAATGAACATCATGGAAAAAGATATCAGAGAACTACGAGCTGAGCAAAAAACAATAGCAGAGGATGTAACTGCCATACGGGAAAAGATATTTAATGGCTTTGATAAGACTGTTACTGAAACCCATAACGAGGTTGTTGAGTTACGGAAATTGCATGATACTGTTTCTGCTCTTAGCAAGTCAGACACAAATGAATACCGGTTAGCTACCTGCCCTCTGCGTGAAGATATCGCAAAGAAGATCGAACGGAAGATTTATTTAGCTATTGCGATTTTGTCTATAGTTATTACGGTTGCTTCTTTTGCTGGTACTATAATAGGGGGATGAAATGAATATAACGTGGAACAGGGATCACTCATACATGTATATGCTTGATAAACCAATCCTGTGTTCTTGCGTTGTTCGAAACAATCGCAATGGTTTACGGCCATCTCGTTGGAACCCTCCGCAAGATGAAGTAGTACTAACTATTCCTGATGGAAAACCATACATGCCGGATATGTTTCCGAGAGGAACATGGAAAATAGGGCGCCCTGTTGCGAGAAAACACCCTTATAAAGCTCCGTACTATGTGCCGACGAATGCCACCAGGTTAGTAACTGTCTGGTCTTTAGATGGAGACGGTGGCTATTATAGGCCTACAAATGAAACTGTAACAGATGAAGATTATGGTTTGCATTGTTCTACATCGAGTACTACGCTCGGCTGCATACGGATCCATAGAGAGGAAGACCTTACCTATATGCTAAATGTTATTTGGCGAGAGCATGAAGCTGGTCGAGACGTTGTATTGGAGGTAACATAATGGGCAAGGTAACTGGAATAGGCGTTATGGTATTTTTCGTTGTGCTCGGTGCAGCATTCTTTATTCGGGAAACTGCAACAGGAATAGTTAATGCATCTTTTTATCAGGTATATATTGGGGCCTTTGCTGCAATCTATACTGTTTTTGCTGGCACTGATAGCTGGCAGAAAAATAGTAAGAGCAAGTACTATAGGCCTGAAATGGATGACAAGCATCCAGAAGTCCAGCAGGCTGCTATAAAGAAAATGAATAAGGACGTTTTGTAGAATGGCCATTGATGTAGTAAGCCCAGACGGACGAGACGCAGAACTGTATTCTAATAGTTCTGGCGAGCGGGTCTTGAATGAAGATCAGATACCTCAGCCTTTCGAATGGGACAATACTACTGATGAAGCAGAAACAGTAATAACTGTAAAGGACGGCTATAGACTTGATATTTCAGGGCCTGCTGTTGTAGTCCCACCCACAGGTGGTGGTACTGATGCTGTCTTTTGGGAGAACGATAAGAACGTAACAACAGACTATACCATTACGACAGACAAGAACGCTATGTC